CCCCGGCTGCCAATGGACAGCCCTCTCTGGGACTCTGATGTAAAATTGATATAGACACCCGGGCGTACCTTATCCTGTTTGGTCCATGTTCCACCTGCCATTATTTCTCACCTCCAAAAAAGGCATCCACCGCTTTCTGGGCTTCTGCCATGGTATAAGTTTCTTCTGTCAAAATCGCCCGCAGGAAATCCTGCTGCACATGAGAAAAGCGCTCACTTTTCAGCAGCGCTTCCCGTTTGTACCGTTTTTCCTGGGACTTGTTTTCTTTTTTCATTCCACCACTTCCTCATTGTATCTTTCAATGGTACGCATTTTGATGGTTTCTTTCGGAATCCGCACACGCTCTTTGATTTCAAAACGATAGTGCAGTTCGTTCAGATCGATGTCCCATTCCCTGTCATAGGTGCGAATCTGTACCGGCTCTGTCTGGATGCCGTCCGTGTATGGGAATGTTTCCATGTGTAAGTCTAAAATCTCCGCTGTCTTTTGGTATCTCTGCTGCAGATCGGGCAGGTTGTATTCTTCCAGACAGGTCAAGTCTAAGCCGATGGTACGCAAATAGTACCCGCCTGTTTCCAGCTTGATATTGCTGTACCGTTGCTGTAAAAACATACAGGGAATTTTGGTGCCCTGCTGATTGGGGTCTTGGTAGAAAGAAAATTCAGGTAAAAATAGTTTCAGATAGTCCGATAAAGAATCGGCAACGGTTTCCACCGTATAATTCATTCCATCAACCCCCTTATCTTTTTATCCAGTTCTGACAGCACTGTTTTTTCATAAGCCTGTTTCCCTTTGTCCGCCATAAACTTACCTTTGACATACTTTGTTTTGGTACCCACGACCATGCCCTCATCCTTGTTTGGGTTATACTCCAGCAGACCGCTGTCTTCGTTGATGTATAGCCCCGGTACAAAATGCTGGTCCATGCGGTGTCCGTTGTTCACATAAGATGCATATTTCAAATCATTTGCAAGAACTGTTTCCACTCTATTTCCCGAAATTTTGGGTTCTTTTATGCTGTCGGTATCCCAATGCTGTTTCAATTCCCCGCTGCGGGTATTTGTACCACGCAAATCACCAGCTGTGGGCGGTGTGGCATCTGTTGCCGCCTCTATGGCACGCAGGGTGGCGTCCTTTGCCACCTCTGCCAGTACCCTTGGGACATCTTCCTGTGCTTTTTTCAGCTGTTGGATGCGTTGCTGTAAGCTGACTGTAAAACTCATAGCATCACACCCTTTCCTGCTGCAGCAGATGGATTTCCTGATGGGCAAGTCCTCCCATGATGTTCCCCACCGGTTCTGGATAATAGTTGGGGTCTGCGGCAAAGGCTCGGATATTTGCAAAATTCCTGCCGATTCTTGCGCCACGATGGATGATCAACTCATCACCGGAGCGGATATCCACATCTAAACCACAAGCTAAGCTATCCTCCTGATTGATATTTGCCGCTGTCTGCTGCATCTGGATAGTTTTCTTTCCGGAACGATATACCCGGCAAGGAACAGCTGTCAAAACCTGTTCTCTGCTGTTGGAAATCAGTGCCTTTGATTCATCCGGCACCACACGCCAAACATCTACTGTATCGGTGTACCATGCGTCAAAATTCATTAGCCACACCCCCTAAATGACAAGGGTTCCGCCCATGCCAACCAGTCTTGCTTCTGTCGCCAGAATCTGCCCATACTGGGTGGCGTTCAGGCTGCCCCAGTCCTCGGTGGCTTTGGTCAATGCAGCGGTATCATAGGTCACGCTGGTATCTCCCAGTGTTTCCGATTTCACCACGCCTACCAACGCTCCTGTGGCTGGCGCCCGTCCCCCC